ATATCATGCATTTAGTTCTATATTTTCAAGCCAATAAAAAACACCGGTAGTCTTTCTATAAGAATAGATCGGAACTGATAAAATAACAGTTATTAAATACATATAAAATAAGGGTTTAATAGTGTTTGGTTTGCTCCTTTTCAAAAAATGCGCTAGTTATATATATAAATTCCTGGATTGTTCTCCTTTTGTTCTATATTTGTTCCTGTTATGTTCTAGGGTGGCGAGAGCCACTGGGGGTAGCACCGTATACGTATACGTAGAAATACACAGAAGGGGTATTTTAACTGTTAACCACCTTACTTACTGACAGAGTGTCAAATAATTGTATTGACAGACTTAAAGATACGTGGTATAACATAGTCGAAGACTTTTAGTTAAAACTCTAAGTTAAAACTTTAAGTCATAACTAATAATATTATAACTTAAAATATACTATAACTATAAGTTATAACTACACTCCCTTAATTATTATTATATTTCCTAGTAAAAAAGTGTTGACAATGAGCAAATCTAAAGTAAAACTATATCCATCTGAAAATGTTATTGAAGACTTTTATGAAGCCTTAGCTAGTAAAAGTGAAAAGAAACTTAAAAAGGTTCACATTCCTAAATCAGATGTGTTCTATGTACGTGAAGCCATCTACCAAAACACTGGGACTCTCTACTCCCTAGATCACGTTGAACGCTCTATGTACCTTGAGGGACTTCTGCGTCCTGACGAAGTGCTAGAACCTAAAAGACCTAGAGGGTATTGTTCCTATGACACCGGAGACACTAGATAGATGGCGTATACTTCCAAGATTGATGATGCTAGTTATGACAGGCGTTTATATACGCTGTATAGAATGGGCTTTGAGTCAGCCGGAGTTGACTACGCAGCAAGCCGGATTAATATCAGTAATTACTGGAGCGATGACAGGGAGCTTTGCCATTTGGATGGGAGCAGAGAAGTCAGAGCAAAAAAGGATGGACAAATGATTTCATACATGTTAAAATACCTTAAACGTATTTGGTGTGCAGTATTAAACAAAAAATGCCATGACGATTGTGACTGCACCGTAAAGAAAGATTAGTATGCTTGGAACGCTACTTAGTTCTGTATCAAGTTTAGCATCGTCCTACATCGAAGGCAAAACGGCAATACAAAAAGCCGAAGCCACGATTAGGATGAAAGAGGCAACAGGTGAGATAGACTGGGACTTAGCTGCTATGAGGGCATCCCAAAGCTCCTGGAAGGACGAATGGCTGACATTGCTATTCAGTATTCCTCTGGTTTTGAGCTTTATGGGTGAGTGGGGCAGGGGCATAGTAGCAGATGGATTCACTGCTTTGGCAGGTATGCCGCAGTGGTATCAGATTGCGTTAGGAGCTATCGTATCTGCGAGCTTTGCCACACGGTCTGCGAGTAAGTTGTTTAACATGAGAAAGAAGTAATGGCAAAATGGAGTATCCCAATGTATAAATTATCAAGTAGAAGTCTAGGCAAACTAGAGGGTGTAAATCCTCTATTGGTGGATACCGTAAAACGTGCCATTGAACTGACCAAGGTAGACTTTGGTGTTATCTTTGGAGTCCGTTCCCTAGAAACCCAGAAGAAGCTCTATGAATCTGGGAGATCACAGACGATGAAGTCAAAACACCTAATACAACCTGATGGCACGGCACACGCTATTGACTTAATGGCGTATGATGGCAGTGACCCAAGTTGGGAAATCGTGATGTACGATGATATAGCAGACGCTATGAAAGCCGCAGCAAAAGAAACTGGGGCTAAGATACGTTGGGGCGCAGCGTGGACAGTAGATAATATAGCTGAATGGGACGATTCCATGCAAGAAGCTATGAATGATTACATTGACATAAGACGTAAAGCCAACAGGACTCCCTTTATTGATGGTCCTCATTTTGAGTTGAATTAATATGGGTGAGAAAACTACAAAGTATCCGTTTGTTAGTGAGGGCGAGATGATGTTTGGCAAAAAAGTCAGGGCAAAATCTTCTGACTTCTTAAATTTTAAAAACTTTCTTACTAAAAAAGGCGATAAATACGATACCTCTCTAGAGGCAGATATATTTAAACCCTACATTGGGGTAAAATTTACTAAGAAAAAGAGATGACTACGAAAAGAGATCCACGATTAGCGAGAGCAGGAGTGTCAGGCTTCAACAAAGCCAAGAGAACACCAGGGCATCCTACAAAATCGCACATTGTGGTAGCAAAATCAGGAGATAAGATCAAAACTATACGGTTTGGTCAGCAGGGTAAGAAGGTAGGTCAGGTTAAAGGTACAGCAGGTGCGCCAAAAAAGGGCGAATCGCAGACAATGAAGAATAAACGCAAGAGTTTTAAGGCACGACACGCTAAGAACATTGCAAGAGGTCCAATGTCGGCAGCATATTGGGCAGATAAGGTAAAATGGTAGCGATGAAAAAGAAAGCAGACAAGAAAAAGCCCAGTAAAAAACCTGCTTTTATAGTAATGATTGCTATTGGTGAGAAGAAAAAGAAGAAGAACAACAAAAAAAGGTAACGAGTGGCGTTTTTACAAAGTAATATCCCATACTTCAAGGCATGGGTAAGAAGAGAATATACGTGTAATTTTGAACAGTATCATGGAGAGTTCTTACACGCAATGGTAATAGCCGTGACGAGTATGCCGAACAGATCACTAAGTTTTCAGGTGATATTTACAGGATGCGAGTCGGATGATACAGATGAAGACAACGTACACGGTGGAGCAATGTGGGCTAGGATGCCCATCACAGCATTGGTTGGTGACACACCTTACGAGCAATGGCCGCAAGAGTTACCACCATACGTAGCACAACCTTGGGATTGTATGTCCCACGAACATTCGGTCTACGTTTTGAATAGAGCTACTCCTGCTCCTTGGATTGCCAAGATAGACGGAGAGTTCTACCCTGCTAAGTATTATTTCACTGTAGACTATACAGACAGTGAGATAGCTGACGACCCTGCTCAACACAAACAAAGTCATGTGCTTGAGTTGATGGAAGCAGGAGAGTATACAGGTAACATAGTAGCGTTACCTAATAATAGAGTACGAGTAACACACCCTGCATGGTTTGAGACAGGGGAAGGACCACCTGACTTTAAGCCTAGCCAAAGGGTGTTCCATTCAAAACAAGAGACTGAGTACGTTTGGGATACTCAACGAGTCTTTAACAATCTATATTCAAAGGAGAAGTAACTATGGCAATGCATGCTAAAGGAAAGATGAAGAAAAAAGGTATGGCACGAGGTGGAGCTAAGATGCCTATGGCTAAAGACCCTAAGACAGGTAAAATGGTCCCTGCTTTCGCTATGGACGGTAAAGGTAAAATGGCGAAGGGTGGCATGACTAAGAAGAAGAAAGGCTACGCAAAGGGTGGTATGATGAAGAAGAAGGGCATGGCTCGTGGTGGCATGAAAAAAGGCTACGCAGCAGGAGGTATGTCTGTTCCTCAACTTAGAGCCGCAGCAAAAGCTAAAGGCTATAAGATAATGAAAGGCTAGTCACATGGCTAAGTCAACTGTTAACAAAGCAGGAAACTATACTAAACCTACCATGAGAAAGAACTTGTTTAGCCGAATCAAAGCAGGTTCTAAAGGTGGTAAGCCAGGACAGTGGAGTGCTAGAAAAGCGCAGATGTTAGCCAAGCAGTACAAATCTAAGGGTGGCGGCTATCGCTAAAGACCCTAGAGTTGGCACAGGCAAGAAGCCTAAAGGCTCAGGTAGAAGACTCTACACTGATGAAAATCCAAAAGATACGGTGAGTATCAAATACGCAACGGTGAATGATGCAAAAGAAACTATTAAAAAAGTTAAAAGAATTAACAAACCCTATGCGAGGAAGATCCAAATACTCACCGTTCTTGAGCAACGAGCTGCTGTTCAAAGAAAAACTGAACAATCTAGGCTTGCCAAAAAAGCAAAAGAAACATTGAGGAAACAACGTGGCACTAGCAAAAAGTCAACGTAGTCTAAAGTCGTGGTCAAAACAAAAGTGGAGAACAAAGAGTGGTAAGCCCAGTAGCAAAACTGGGGAACGCTATCTTCCAGAGGCTGCAATCAAGGCTCTATCACCCTCAGAGTACGCAGCGACAACTAGAGCTAAAAGAAAAGGCACAAAGGCAGGGAAACAATTTGTCAAACAGCCAAAGGGTATCGCAAAGAAAACACGAGCGTACAGGAAAGTAAAGTAAATGGTAAAAGCATGGTTTATAGTAGCAGTAATGACAGGAATATATTCAGACGGAACGCAGGATGTATTTATATTTCAGCACCCATCAGATCATGGACACTTCCACACCTCTTATACGTGTCAAAAATATATAGGGGATAACCCTTTTAAACTTGTTAAAGCTCTTGTTAGAGAGTATGGAGATAGATCCCCTGAGAAGATTATGTGTGTGCCAGAAGAAGCTATTGAATCTTTTATGGAACAGGACAAAACATAATGCTGTATGAGCCTACATGTGACGTTTGTGGGCATCACATTGAAGATGACAGATGTGACTATTGTAGGAATACAGGCGAAAACGGTGATTGGATAAAAAAAGTTATAGAACAGGCAAGAGATTCACGACACGATCAATCAGCCTTTAAGGATAAAAAGAAGAATGACAAAAAACCTAAATGAAAAACAACAAAAGTTCATGGCTGTTTTGTTTGATGAAGCAGGAGGGGATGTAACCTTGGCTAAGAAGATGGCAGGGTACTCTGACACTACAGCAACAAGTCATGTTATAAAAGGTCTAAGAGATGAGATAGCTGACGCAACAAAAGAGTATATGGCTCGTGTTGCACCAAGGGCTGCTGTGGCTATGGGCAACGCTCTTATTGATCCTACAGAGTTAGGTATACGAGATAAGATGACAGCAGCAAAAGATTTATTAGATAGGGCAGGATTTATTAAAACAGAAAAAGTTAATGTTGAATCCTCTGGAGGTTTGTTTGTTCTTCCTGCTAAAGAAGGCAAGAATGAGTAGCACGGACTTAGGCTTTTGGACGTTACCTAAGCCAGATATAGAGATAAAAAACTGGAGTAGAATACCTAGAGTAGCAAGAACCATACCTTTTGGTTACAAACCAGACCCTGAAGATCCTGACTTTTTATTACCCTTGTCAGAGGAACTAGAAGCACTAGAACAGGCGAAGAAACATCTAAGGCAGTACAGTTACAGGGAAGTTGCTAACTGGCTAACAAAAGAAACAGGACGTTATATATCCCACGTAGGATTAAAGAAAAGAATACAAGTTGAACGAAAACGTAAAAAATCAGTTACGATTAAAAGGGAGCTTACCAGAAGGCTCGAAAAGACGATCAAAGAGATTGAGAAGATCGAAACCCAAAGTACAGGAAGTTATACCACAGAAGGAACAGCTGCCTGAAATAAACATTCAGGTACAGCCACAAGAGGTTCAGGAACAAGATGTGTTGTTCAAACCAAACGATGGACCTCAAACAGATTTCTTAGCCTCGTCAGAACGTGAGGTGTTATATGGTGGAGCAGCAGGAGGAGGCAAATCATTTGCCATGTTAGCTGACCCACTCAGAGGACTAAACAATCCCAACTTCAGTGGGCTGTTAGTACGACACACAACGGAGGAACTAAGAGAGTTGATACAAAAGTCTCAGGAGTTATATCCAAAAGCAATTCCAGGGATTAAGTGGTCAGAACGAAAGTCACAATGGGTGACACCTAAGGGGGGACGACTGTGGATGTCCTATCTAGACCGTGACCTAGACGTAATGCGTTACCAAGGTCAGGCTTTTAACTGGATAGGATTTGACGAACTTACACAATGGGCAACACCATATGCTTGGGACTATATGCGATCACGACTAAGAAGTGCAGATCAATCGTTAGGACTGTATATGAGAGCAACGACAAACCCTGGGGGAGCAGGACATCAGTGGGTTAAGAAGATGTTTGTAGATCCCTCACCTCCCAACAGTTCTTTTTGGGCAACGGAGTTAGAGTCAGGTAATGTTATTACATTTCCACAAGGGCATAGCAGAGAGGGGCAACCTCTTTTTAGAAGACGCTTCATACCTGCTAATTTGTTTGACAATCCTTATCTAGCTGAGTCTGGTGACTATGAGGCAATGCTGCTATCGTTGCCTGAGCATCAGAGAAAGCAACTGCTAGAAGGTAACTGGGACGTAGCTGAAGGTGCTGCGTTTCCTGAGTTTGATAGAGCGAAGCACGTAGTAGAGCCGTTCAAGATACCGTCTAGTTGGAGAAAGTTTAGAGCGTGTGACTATGGTTACGGAAGTTACTCTGCTGTAGTATGGTTAGCCGTATCACCTGCTGAACAGCTTGTTGTATACAGGGAGTTACAGGTGTCAAAAGTCTTAGCTGTAGACTTAGCCGACAGAATACTAGAGCTAGAAGCTGAAGACGGTACGATACAATACGGAGTTTTAGATAGTTCACTATGGCACAAAAGGGGCGACACTGGTCCTAGCCTAGCAGAGCAAATGATAGTAAGAGGTTGTAAGTGGCGACCATCAGATAGAAGCAGAGGAAGTAGAGTTGCAGGAAAAAACGAATTACACAGAAGACTCCAAGTCGATGAACATACCGATGAACCACGCCTTGTTATATTTAATAACTGCACAAACCTTATATCTCAACTTCCTAGTCTCCCTTTGGACAAAAAGAACTCCGAAGATGTAGA